CAAAGGTCTTTCAATCGACCGTTGCGATGATGCTGCCTGTCCGCATTGCTCATGAGATCGGCCGTCTCCTTCCCGGCTGATCCCATGCCAGACCCCGCCGCCTCCTCCTCCCGCGGCGGGGTCGACCTCTCCCGACCCCCGACCCGACTGTTGCGGTCTTGCAACACCTCGGCCCCTCCCCCCTGGGTAGGGACCGACTGGATAGGGGGCAGGGGAGCGGGACCGCCGCCCCCCGGGTTTTGCGCGTTTTCTAAAAAAACAAAAAGTTGGTTGCGGTTGCGGTCGGGGCGCCCGCCGCCGCCGCTTATGCAAAAGGTCCGGTATGCCGAAAGCCGAAGAAGAACAGTTGGTTAAGGTCACGCTCGTCCACGTCGACGAACTCACGCCGAACCCCCGCAACGCGCGGACGCATCCGCAGGACCAAATCGAGCAGATCAAATCGTCGATCCGCGAATACGGATGGACGAACCCCGTCCTCGCCGACATGGATGACGCGGGGATGATCGTCGCCGGCCACGGTCGAAGGGCTGCGGCGGTGCAGATGTACGCGGACGGCGAAACGATCCGGCTGCCGAACGGCCGGGCGCTTCCCTCTGGAAAGGTCCCCGCGATCGATTGCGCCGGATGGACCGAAAAACAGCGCCGGGCATACACGCTTGCCGACAATCGGCTCGCCGAAACATCGGAGTGGGATGAAGATCTTCTCCGCGTCGAACTGGTCTTCCTGACCGAAAACAAGTTCGATGTCGGCCTGACCGGGTTCGATCAAGAGTTCGTCGACAAGCTTTTCGCCGACCCGCCGGAACCGGACGCTGCAGGGGCGCGGGCGACCTTGGCTGAACGCTTCGGGCTTCCCCCGTTCTCGGTCCTGAACGCCCGCGAGGGATGGTGGCAGGATCGCAAGCGCGCTTGGCTTGGCCTGGGTATTCAGTCAGAACTTGGCCGCGGCGAGACGATCAATCAGGCGGCGCCGGGCGGTTCAGCCCGGCCGTCGACGACCTATTCGGCTGACGGCGCGCGCGGCGATGGCAGCGGCAAGGCCGCGAACGGAAAGCGGAAAGCGGCGACGTTCGGCCAAGACTTGATGCGCGGCGAGCATGCTGTCGGCGGCGTGTCGCCCGCCGGGCTGACGATCGGCGAAATCAAGATGGACGGCGCAACGTCGTCAGGGACATCGATCTTCGACCCGGTCGTCTGCGAACTTGCTTATCGATGGTTTTGCCCGGCGGACGGAACGATCCTTGATCCGTTCGCGGGCGGATCGGTTCGCGGCATCGTGGCGTCGGTCCTCGGCCGGTCCTACCTTGGCGGCGACTTGCGCGCCGAGCAGATCGAAGCGAACCGCATCCAGGCGGCGTCGATTTGTTCGCCAGACACCATGCCGAAGTGGCATGTCGGCGACAGCCGGGACATCGCGAAAAGTTTCGAAGGGGCGAAAGCGGACTTCGTGTTCAGTTGCCCGCCCTATGCGGACCTCGAAATTTATTCGGACGATCCGGCAGACCTGTCGACGCTCGCCTATACCGAGTTTCGGAAGGCATATTCCGAGGTCATCGCGGCGACTTGCTCGCTGTTGAAGCCCGATCGGTTTGCCTGCTTTGTCGTCGGCGAGGTTCGCGACAAGCGCGGCAACTACTACGGCTTTGTGCCTGATACGATCGCCGCCTTCGAGGCCGCCGGCCTGCGCTTCTATAACGAGGCCATTCTTGTAACGGCGGCGGGCTCGCTGCCGATCAGAGCGGGCAAGCAGTTTACGGCGACCCGCAAGCTCGGGAAGACGCACCAAAATATTCTGGTGTTTCTGAAAGGCGACGCGAAGCGGGCGGTCGAAGCGATCGGCGAAGTCGATTTCGGGGAAATCCCGGTCGGCGATCTTCTGGAAGAGTGAGGCGACATGGTCGCGGTCGAGTTCGTCGCCTTTGTCCTAGCGGCCCTGACTATCATCGGGGTCGCGTTGCTGTCTGCGTTCCTGATCCATGCGGCCCCGTTCATTGACGGGGTGGCAAAGGATCGGGCGGTCTGGCGTGTCTACGCGGTGGCCGCCTTCTGCATCGTCATCCGCATGTTGCCGCTTGCCGGCGTTCGCCTTTAGGCGTTCGCCGCGGCGCGGGCGTCGAGGGCGATGACGCAGAGGTTTCGATATTTATCGAGCGCCTTCGAACTGCTGGCGATCGGGTTGATCGGGTAATTTCTCAATTCGTCGACCTTCCCGGCTTCGGCAAAGGCGGCGACCTCGGCAAGCTTCGCCCGGTAACGGCGATGGGTTTCGGCCGAAAAATCCGGCGCCGCAGGAAGTTCGCCACGCTGCGCGGCTTCGAGAACTGCGGTTCGCTTCCCGGCTGCAGGCTTGTCGCCCTTGGCGGGCTTTGTGGCCGGGGCTTCGACGGCGGCGGGCGCCTTGACCATGGCGGCAAGTTCCGGGTCGTTTGCGATCGCCGCTGCGATCAGCGCGTTCGATGCCGCATGCGGGTTCGTTTCCGGTTCCGAAGTTGCGATTTCGGCGACATGTTCCGCAACCTGCGGAATAGTCATCGGGCGCCCGAGGATGAATTCGCAAACGATGTGCGACGCGAAATCGAACGGTCCTTTCAAAAGATCGGCGATCCGACCTTCGGGCAGTCCTTTCGTTGGCGCGATGTTGCGGAACCTGCCGATCGCGGCTTCCTTTGTATTGGCGCGCTTTTTCGTGCCGCCGGCAAGGACCGCCGAAAGTTGTTCGATTTCGCTGCGGCTTAGAAAGACTTCGGGTTCAGGCGCGTGCGCAACACCCTGACGGGCCGCGTCGACCATGTCCTTCGGAACGAAGATCGCAGTATTGTCGGGAAGGATACCGTAGATCAGGCAAGGTCTGCCGTTGCTTTCCGCGCTGATGCGGTCGGAAATCTCGGCGGCTTCGTGCAACGTCGCCGCCGGCTCATTGATCTTTACATGCGGGCCGCGCCGCTGATGGACGTTATACCTTACGGCGTTGGAAAGGCGATTTCGGTCGCGGATGTCTACTTCGTGAAGCTTCTTCGCCATTGGTGCGCTCCTTTGCAAGATGATTTGGCTGCTTTCGTCTCTATAGAGAGCGCAACAAAGAGCAACTGGCGGAACGCCAGAAAGTGGGATTATTTCCAATGTCGCAACCGAAAGGCGCCGCAACCGAAGCAGTGGGAACTATCGGGAGCGAGCAGGCGGCTCGGCTCTTGGATATATCGACCGCGTTTCTTCGGAGGCTTTCCCAGGACGGCAAAATCCCAAAGAGGGCAAAAGGCAGATACAACCTTGTTGAAGCCGTCCACGGTTACATAAAATTCTTGCGGGACGAAAACGCGCGGTCGACGAAAAGCGCGCATCAAAACCGCATGCACGACGCGAAAGCCGCCGAAATCGAAATGCGCTTGGCCGAAAAGCGCCGGGACTTAGTCCCCGTCGAAGACGTTCAAGCTGCGATGGACATCATGATCGCGAAGTTCCGCGACGAGCTCGCGGCGCTGCCCGCGCGCTTTACTCGCGATTTGGACCTGCGGCGGAAATTGGAAACCGAAACCAATGCAAGCCTCAACCGCATCGCGGACGCCTTCGCCGCATCTGCCGACTTTATTGAAAAGGGCGGCGAACTTCCTGCGGGTGGCGCCGCCGACGACGCCTGACGAATGGGGCGCGAAAAACCGGACATACCCGGCGACGACCGGTGTCCCGGGTCCCCGCAACCCGCGCCTTACGCCGTACATGATCCCGCTCGGAAGGGCGGCGACATCGGGCCGCTATTCGAAGGTGGTCGGCGTAACGGCCGCCCAGGCGGGCAAGACCGAGACGATCCTCGATATCATCGGCGAGCGTCTTGATACGCGGCCGAAGCCGATCATCTACGTCGGCCCTTCGAAGGAATTCAACGTCGACCAGTTCGAACCGCGTCTGATGGGGCTGTTCGACGAAGCGCCGTCGCTTGCTTCGAAGGTCGTTCGCGGCCGGCGAATGAAGAAGACGAAAAAGATCGTCGCCGGCGTTTCGATCCGCCTTGCGCACGCCGGTTCGTCGACTGCGATCAAATCCGATCCCGCGGCCCTCGGCCTTGTCGATGAGTATGACGAAATGAGCGCCAACATTAAGGGGCAGGGCGATCCGCTCGGGTTGCTCGAAGCCCGCGGCGATACGCACGCCGATTTCGTTACGCTTGTCGTGTCGACGCCGTCGAACGGCTTCGTCGAAACGGAAATCGATCCGGTTTCCGGGCTCGAGTTTTTCAAGCTCGGAACAGACGAAGAAATTCAATCGCCGATCTGGCGGCAATTCCAACTTGGAACGCGGCACCATTTCGCCTGGCAATGCCCGCATTGCGACGAATACTTCGTCCCGATGCAGAAGCATCTGGTTTACCGCAAGGAAGGTTTGCCAGCCCAGGCGCGGCGCGAGGCTTATGTCCAATGCCCTTACGGCTGCGTTGACCCGATCCTTGCCGAACACAAGGAAAAAATGAACGAAACCGGGCTGATGATCGCGCCCGGGCAGACGATCGAGGACGCCCGGGCCGACCGGAACCTGCCGGATACGAATACTTATTCGCAATGGACCTCTGGCCTTTGCTCGCCGTTCCAGACCTTCGGGCAGCGCGCCGAGCGCATACTGACGGCAATCCAGACCGGTGAAACAGACAAGCGGCAGACGGCGACGAACGCCGCCTTCGGGGAATTGTTCACGCCGATCGGCGGGGACGTTCCTGAATGGGAC